AGAACCGAAACAAGTATAGATGTTACCTTTAAAGGTTTCTTCTTTGTCTACATAGTTTGCTTTCCAAGTATAAGGACACGCATCCCATTGACTAAACTGACTATAACTTATTTTGCCCATTTACCTCTTGACACGACTTGTGCCATAACTCCATAATTTGATATGTCTGAGAAACTATCGGTTGCTGGTTCATTGTCCACCGCATTTCCCGTATCTCTCATCAATAATGTTTTTAATCTTTCTATTTTGTCATTACATCTAAACCAAATGCCCAACAACGATAATTTAATATCTTCTGGTGTTTTCAAAATTGTTCCGACTGCGATATTTTGTGGGCCGTAATCATATTGTTTTTTACAAAATAGTTCATATTGGTATCGTTGAATCTTTTTAAACTCTGATGTCATTTCTGGATAAGTTTGTTCCATATAATCTACAACATCATTTTCATAGTCACTTGTTCTTACACCAAGATTTTCTTTCTCTTGTAATATTTTTGTAGGTGCGTCTTTAATGTCCATTATTTACTCCATATATTTTTTAGTTGTTTTTCATCTACACCATACTTTGACACAATAGAATATACAACATCTTTACCCATAATGTCAAGTGTTTTTTCAATATTTTCTGAACTTTCTTCAAAATAATCACACAATATATCCATTGCCCATTTCTCAATGGTTGATTTCTTTTTAGATTTGGTGTATTTTAGAAAAGTTCTTCCTTTTGGTAATACATTGGTGTAGAACTGATAAACTGATTTTGGTTTCAGTTCCCAATATTGTTGTATTTCATTCACAACCTCAATCCACTCTTGTTTCATAGATAAAAATCTATGTACCATATAATTAGACCAAGTCTTTTTATCGGCATCAGTTATGTTGTCCCAATAATTTTGGTTCTGAACATCTGTAATTTGTTTTATATGGTCAAATAGTGATTTTGTTTTCATAGTGAATAACCTTTTAGATATAAATAAATAGTGTTGTAAATCTTTAAAATGTATTTTTTTTAATATTGGTTTGTCATTTCTGTTCTTGGAAATGAAACCTTGTGTCTATTGTAATCCATACTATCTTGATATAGTTCTTCAACTTCATTTGAGTATTTGTATTTACCGACGTTATCTTTAATGTTGATTGTGTTTCGTGCAACGAAATCTAATTTATCTGTATCGTCAAATAACTTTTTATCTGATTTTCCAATTTTAAATCCATACTCAACATCAAGTTCAAAGTCATCTCCGTTTGATTTAAGTGAAAAATTACAATTAAAATGTGAGTCTTTTAAGTTGTATCCTTTGAAGTTATCTCTGATGATAAAGTTTATGTTTGATTTGTTTGAAATATTTACCAACACCCAAGCAAAACCTTTGATTGATTTTATAACTTCATTTTCAATCGTATCAACTATATTGTTTTGTTCTGTTGATAGTAAAAATTCATTTGTAAATATACTATTATCTTTTTCTTCTTTTAATTCCACTTCTACTTCACCAACTTGTAGTGAGTTCTCTCTAATTCTTGCTCTGTAATATGGTGGTTTTCCACCCTTTTCTTTTGGTGTGGCGTATGAAAAATCATCTCCGATTAAATCTTCACCCTCTTTGGTAAATTTAAATGTGTTTAACAATACCTCGATAAAAAATGCCCTCAAATGTCTAATCATCAATATATTTTTATAATCATTTGAAGTCCAAGAGTTTAGTATGGTTTTTTCTTTTGATACATCAAATTCATCTTTGTAAACATCTAATGGTGTGTGGTCTAAAATGTCTGTTGATTGCATTAGATTTAATAATCCGTTGTTGGTAAAGTATTTGTGATTGTCATATAAGAATTTTAATTGTAACATAAAATCCATATGGTTTTCTTTTGGATAACCTGGTATCCAATTTGCATTATAAAATACATTACTTTCGTATGCTGATTTTAGAAAATGACTTACATCATCAGAAGTTTGATTTTTTTCCATAAGTGCCAATATTTTATTCACTCCGTTTTCACACCCAACATTCATATAGTTTAGTCCAACATTTACTGCTCTGGTTAATAATTCTCCGTCAAGTTTTTTATGTGTTCTGAAATGTCCACCCCAATACATTTTTGGTATGTTTCCATTTTCCATTTCTATTTCTAATTTATCGATTAGTTTTTTAAACAATGGCATTGAACCATTTATCAATGAATCAGTAAACCAAAAATTATTTATACCTGTATCTTTTTCCAATCCTTTCATCTCATCTACAATTTTTTCATTGTTTTTGTATCGATATAATCTTGTTTCACTACAAAATGTACATTTGAAAGTACAACCCCTTGAAGTTTGCATTGGTAATGTAACTTCTAAATTAAACAATTCTGCCAATCGTTTGTAATCATCAATAACTTTTGTATCCCAACTTGGTGTATTTAATTCATTTAGATTTTGTGGTAATAATCCACCATTAAATACCGGTGTTCTACCACTACGACCTTTCTTCAATACCGTAGGAAAACTTGGTGATTGTTTGTCCCAACGATAAATACCTTTGATGTTTTCGTAGTGTCCGTCTTCTATGTATTTATTGACTAAATCTGATATCACTCTTTCTCCGTCGTTAGAACCACAAGCAATGTCTACAAATTCTCTGTAATTATCTTTCTCAACTAACCCACCACACTCCGAATACCAAGAGTAAGGCCCACCATACCAAATCTGTATCTTTGGATTTATTTGTTTTACATATCTGGCGATGTAATCTGTTGTGATAATGTTTGATGTGTAAGTAGTGAAAGCCACAATATCATATGTTGAAAGTATTTCAATATACTCGTGCCATAAATCTTTAAAATAAGGTAGTATTTCTGTTTGAAAGTTTGTTTCTGAATTCCAAGGTTTATCATTACCCCAATCCCAAAACTTTTCTATGTGTTTTTCTTTTGTATAGATTGACGATAAGATGTTCAAATCTATTTGGTCTACAACGACATCTTTATTATTGATGTGTGATTTTAAACTACCGATTGCAAATGATGGTGTTTGAACTGACCATTGTGGACATATACATAGTGCTAATTTCATCAGACAAAGGTATCTCCTAACATCCAACTCAACATTGAATATCGTTTTCCTTCGGTAATCGGTGTAACTCTATGTGATAAGAATGCTGGAAAGATAATAATACTTCCCTGTTTTCTTGTTGCGGTGTAATTATTTTGTCCGGTTTTATCGGTGATACCAAATTCTAAATCTCCACCTTGATAATCATTTTCATCAGATAACTGAATTATTGCAGTAAGTTTTCTTGTGGAAGTTTCTCTTGAACCACAATCTGTGTGCCATTTGTATCTTCCACCTACACCATACTTTAATAATTTTACTGATGACATTTCTTGTATGTTGTAATGATATGTAGAAATATTTGATAATTCTAATACCATTTTGATTTTACTCAACATTTTTTCATCAGTATAAATCATTTCTTCTGTGTTACGAACTTCTTTGTTCATTATGTTTTTATCATATTGACCGGCAAGTTCTGAATCTTGTGATTGATTTTGTTCAAAATAATTTATCAAATCTTCACATTGTGATTTAGTTAGAAAAGATTCATTGTGAATTACAAATTTAAATGTGTTGTTTTCAATCATACAAAAGTATCCCCTACACCCCAACAAACACAAGAATATCTGTTTCCTTTGGTAATAGGTGCTACTCCGTGTCCTGCAAATGATGGGTGTATAATTAATTTACCAACTTCTTTTTCTATTTTTGTTCCGTCAAATAGTGTAAAATCTCCACCCTCGTAATCTGTGTTTAAAAATACAATACAAGTTAATTTAACTGAACTAAATCTTTTAATCGGGTGAAAGTCTGAGTGTTGATTATACCAATCTCCTACATCATATCTATGTGCTTGTAGTCTGTTGTCGTAAATCCCCTTGATATTGTATTTGTAAATCATTTGGTCTGCAATTTTGATTGCAGTCCAAAACTTATCAAGATATTTTTGTTCTTCTGTTCTACTGATGTTCAACATACAAACTTCATCTTTCATAACTGGTTCGTCCTGCCAAGTAGGATTTACTCCACCGGTGTAATGTCCTTGTTTTCTTTCAGATTGTTCATCAATATATTTGATAAAGAAATCACAATCTTCTTGTGTAAAGAAATTACTTTTTTCAACTACCCACTTGAAGTTTTGATTTAACTTCAAGGTATCCATATCTATTGGTTTATACATTTTTATCCTTATTTGAAGTGGTCACCGATAAATAATTCTTGAATTACATATCGTTTACCTTTACTGACTGGAACAACATTATGACATAGAAATGCCGGAAAGAAAGTTAATGAACCTTTTAGTTTGTTCATTGAATACCACTCTTTTGTGTCTTTGTCTTGAATACCGAATTGAACATCTCCACCCTCGTATTCACTCGGGTCTGTTAATTGGATTATACCTACTAATTTTCTTACTGAACAAGTTCCTGCATTAAAGTCTGTGTGCCAACCATAGAATCCACCTTCTTTATATTCTATTAATTTTAATTCATTATCACACCCGTCAATATCAAAATGAAATACTTTAGCATTCACGATATTGGCCATTTGAAACATTTTGTCCTGTAACCATTTCCAATCTTTATTTGGTTTGTCTGGTCTGAATTGATTTTCTTCTTGTTCACATAAATACCACTCATTAGTTTTTCTAATTTCTGGTATGATTGCGTTTTGTCCTTTTTCATCTCCGACACAACCAATAACATCTTGTTCTGATTCCATAATATCTTTTAATAATTCATCACATTTTTCTGGTGATAAAAAGTTTGGAATTTGAACTGAATATAAAAAGTCGTTATTCTGTTTCTGACTCATCTGATACTAAAACCCTATTCGCAAAATAATTCTTGCCATTATTTGTTCTGTTAATGTTGTATGTTTCTATAAGTCCGTCAATTTTTTCAACACTAACTACTTTAACTTTATTTAACTCATCATTTAAAACTTCATCACCAACTTCTAATGTTCTATAATTTTCATCAACATAAAACGGGTGGTCATCTGTGGCCATAATTTCTGTATTATCATCAAACTTATATTTTACTAAATTATCGTGTAGAATTTTTACAACCTCTAAAACTATTGAGTCTTGTAATTTACCACTTTCATCATCATAGGTTTTTATTTTTGCACCCAACTCAATGTTTTTAATTTTATGATAAGTTCCATCTGATAAAGTAATCATTGTATCACCTGTAAAACATTTACCTGGTGGAATATTATGAACTAATATATCTGATGTAAAGTATGTGTCAATATTTTCTACATCTAATGAATAAAATGTTTCTTCTTGTGCGACTTCTGTTTTTGATGTAACTTCCACTTCGTTTCCGTCTTTGTCCAAGAAATAATCTCCAATTGATATGTCGTCTGGTGCTCCCCAACTCCAAGTATCTCCTTGTTTAATAAAGTATCTTGCTCCTTTGAAATAAGCTTGTTTCATATAAGGAACTTTGATACTTCCATTAATTAAGTAATACCCATAAAAATCATCAGAAAAAGTTCTAACCACTACTGAACCTGATGCTACTGAACCACTCAAATTTGTGGAAGAATAACTTAACCAATCTTCAAAGAAAAACTCATCAGGCATTCCAACTGGTAAATAAGACTTTACAACATCACCAACTTCAACATCTTGGACTTGTTTTGATGAACCATCATACATTGAAATATTACTTCCACTTGGTGTAGAATATAGTAGTGCGTTTTGTATGTGATATCTGTCTCCACTTAGAATAAATTTTGGTGCAATCGTAGTATTGAGTTTATCTTTTGCCCTTATCAATACTGGTCTGTCTGGTGTTATCAAATATTCATATTTCGGTGATTTTAAATATCCTTGTGTTCCCACGGTTGAACCACTCGGTACAATATAAGTTTCAATTAATGAACCACTATTTACTGAATTTTGGTATGTAGGGTTTTCAGAAACATATTTATGAAATAATATTGAATTGGTGTAAGCGGTTCCATCATCTGTTGGATTTTTTACCACAAAGTCTGGATGATAAGCGTTTGTATCTGAAAAAGAACTTGTGTTAAATAATGGTATTAAACTTGCACTCTCTGGTGATGAACTTAATATCGTTCTAAATGTATTCTTGTTAAATGAACCACTAACAATGTTTAATAATGTATCATCACTATACCAAGGTGTTTGAACAAAGAAGTGAAAACTACTTAAATAGTCTGTGTTTCCTCTTTGTGAAAAATAAGTGTGTGATGTATTATCTTGATATTCAAAATTTACTGATATTCCGTGTCTTGCAAAACTTGCACTAATTAGTGGTTGTTGAAATGAAGAAGGATTTTCTTTTCCATCATAAGTTCCATAAACATATGCAGTGGTACAACCTTTTTCATTTGCGTAGTCAGAAACTACATCAAATGACGCGGTTTGTTCATTATAAGAACCATACATACCACAATTGGTATTAATTTCATTAATGTAAACATCATCAGTAGTTTCTTCTTTAATATAATCTACATTCATTAAAATACCAACATTGGTATTTGATGGCCAACCACCTGCACTACCGGTAAGATAGTTTAAAAAATTTTCTATTTTTGTTTGAACTGACATAATTTTCTCCTA